GGCTTCCGTTCGCTTCCAGAAAAAAAACTTCCATTACTCTGCGTGGTTTTTTGCGTGTTCAGTTCTAGTACACCGTTTTGCTCACGCTCTTTCCGCACTCTGTAACTCTGACCGCGCCTAGCGTTGCAAGGCTTGCAGCTGGCCACAAGATTGGTTATGTCGTTTGTCCCGCCGGCGTCGCTCTCCAATAAATGGTCGGCCTCGGTTGCTCGCGCTATGCCGCACCAGTGGCACACGGGTTCATCGGCTAAGAGTTTGGCTCTGTTGCGCTTAAATTCGCTGGTGGCCCGTTGCTTACCATTGTGTGTTGTTGTCATGTTGTTTGCTCCCGCGCTATCGCTTGGCTAACGCGCCACTGCGTGGCTTGTTGTCTGGTCTGTTGTCGAGTCTTGTGCACTACGTCCCCCCACACTTCCAGCAAGTAGCTGTGGCTGCCGGCTGTTTCATAGTTGAGGACGGACACCATACGTATTTGTGACGTTTAGACGCTGCACACCAGTTCATTGACATGGCGCTCTACCCACGTTTCCGTGTGTTATGCCGGCATAGTGCAAACCCATACGCGGCCGTGAGTATTCCTAAATTGTCGAGCATGGCCTACGTGTTGGCGTCGGCGTGTATGTCGTCTAGACGCGCTTGTAGACCCCATAGGTCTTGCTTTAGACCGTTGGCTTGTTGTGGCTGGTGCTCTAGTTCTTCGAGTATCTCGTTGGCTTGCAGGTCAGCGAGTTGGCTGAACAATGCGCGCAGCTCTAAACGGTCGGCTTCACTCATGCGGGGTTTTGCAATGTTGCTCATTGGTAGTCGGGCCTTTCCCATTCTTGGACTTGTGCGGTGTAGATAGTCGGGTGCGGTAGAAGTGACATGTCGTTAAGCATGTCATGGTGTAGGCGTATTGCGCCGTACTCGGGCGCGCCTAGTTGTTGTATCTCGTAACCAGTAGCCCAACCGTGGATTAGTACCCGGTGTTTATGGACTTGGGCAAGAATGTATATGTGGTTTAGGTCATCGTTTGGACGCGCTGCAAGTTTGGGGCTGGTGTGTTCTGTCGAGCGCACTTGGTAGTTAAGTACGTCAAACCCGCCGCGGTCTACTTCTAGGTCTTGCCAATGCTCACCCAATGACTTGGCTACTGCGTACTCGCCGATGACGCCAGTGATGTTGGACTGCCACCAGTTTTGTGCGCTGTACTTTGTGTTGTCTCGGGGTTTGCGGTCTTTTTGCATGGCGCGTATGTTTCGCCGCGCACCACTAATGGCGCAATACTCTAATTCTTCATAATCGAGTGTTACCAGAACTTTGCTCATATGTCACTAAGCCTTGCTATCACGGCGTCTAGGTCTTTTGGGTACCAGCAATAGCATTCGTACTCTGCCTCTTGTAGGTAGCGTTGCCAACGCAGCTGTGCGTCGGACTGTTTGTTACGGCCGGCTTTTAGCTCTGCGAACACTAGGCCACCCGTGGGGTGGCTCAGCACAAGGTCTGGGAAACCAGCGTCGCCTTGGAAATGGGTGGCCCAACGCTCGCCAACTTGTGCGGGCTTGGCGTGGTAAATCAACCAGCCGCGCAACTTAGCAACTGCTACTACTTGCTTCAAGAATTGGGCTTCTGTCATATGTCCGTAATTATTCGGCATTAGTTGCCTTTTCTAATGCTTTTGCTAAACGCTGGTAGTCAGCTTGGCAGTCCATAAGTTGATTTATGACTATGTTGAGTTCGCGCCTAAGGCTTTCGCATTGCTGGCGTGAGTCGTACAACATGCTTGAATATGCCCATAGTGCTTGCTCAGCCGGCATTTGGTCTATGTTGCTCATTGTTCTGCTGCTTTCATTACTAGTCTGCCTACTATTTCTGCTACTTGTGGTACCACTGCGTTGCCTAATCCTCTAAGTCTGTCCACCCGGTTGGAAACCCCATGAGCCACTCGACCCACGTCGGGTTCAAGTAACCAGTGCTCGTAGGCTCTGCTATTGCTACAGCCTGAACTATCCGCGACGAATACTTTTCGCCGTTTTCTAGCGCTTGTCTCGTTGACTCTACGCTTGTTGATGTCACCCAGTTCGCTGTGGTTGGGGTAGGCCACGATAATAATGCGTTCTCGTTTGTGATTGGCTCCCACGCTCGCTGCTGATATAACGCGCCATTCTGCGTCATACCCGATTTCGGCAAGCTCTCCAATGACTTGCAGTCCCCCCAAAGAGAGATGTCCTCGGACGTTTTCCATAATTGCAAACTGTGGTCGTAGTTCGCTAATGGCTGTCCGAACCCAAGGCCACAAGTGTCGTGGGTCGTCTTTTCCTTTTCGGTTTCCTGCGGTGCTAAATGGTTGGCATGGGTAGCCACCACAAATAACATCGGGTCGCTCGCATTCGTCCCATTTGATTTTTTTGATGTCTCCATGGTTTGGCACCTCGGGCCAATGTTTTTTTAATACTTTGCATGCAAACGGGTCTATTTCTGATTGCCATATTACGTTCATGCCGGCACGTTCTAGGCCTAGGTCTATGCCGCCAATTCCGCTAAATAGCGAGCCAACGGTCAGCGTCATTTAACTTTAGGTATTGGCTTAATGTTTAGGAACATGTCTTTTGCCTCTGAGTACGTCATGGGTGTTTCGGGGTCAAAATCTAGCCCACGCTCCGCGCACATTTGGGTAAGCATTTTTATTTGGTTTGGTGTCGCGCCGCCGCCGTTGGCTGGCTGGGTGTGTGCGCGTGGTGCTGCTTGGCTTGCCTCGGTTTGTTGGCGGGCTGATAGTCGAGCGCTGCCTATTTCTTGAGACCGTGGCCCGTCCAGTACTGGTGTTGGCCGCGCAATGCTAACCACGGTGCTGCGGTCGGTTTCTTCGCTTGCCTGTTGGCGGCCTAGAACCTCGTTGCTGCTGGCTATGGACTTGTCTATGCCAAAACCGAGATAGCCAAGCGCTCTGCCAAGTACCGAGGTAGCGCCGTTGGCCTGCTCGCTGTTTCTAGTAAACGTGGTTTTGCCTGGGTACGGCTCAAAAATGTAGGCGGTCACTGGTATCGGGTCGTCTGGGTCGCGGCTCACCGTTACCGAACACTCAATAAACAACTGGTCACCAACTTGGGTTATTTCTGGTCGGTGCTCGACGATGCGCAGCTGCGGAAACTCTTTAAGAGCCTGCTTGAGACGTGTCTTGACGTCTACGTACTCGGAAAGGTCAAAAGCCATTATTCGTACCTGCCGCTTTCGTCATAGTTTTGTATCCAGTCGGCGGCCCACAATGTGACCAAGCCAAAAACTGTCATGACACCAACAAACGCAAAAACTCCTAGTGCCGTTCTCATTTTGCACCGCGCAATGCGTTGTCTATAGCAATAAGTAGTTGGTCGGTTTCGCCACCAAGTTGCGTATGGCCTAGGTCGTGTAGTTCTTGCACGATGTCGTCTAAACGCTCCACAATGCTGCGTGGCTGTGGTTCTAGCGCGCTGGGGTGTTCTAGCCGGCCGATGGCTTGGCGTAAATCTTCGCATAATGCTGCATCGTCCATTGCGTAGCTGTAGGCGTGTGCGCGCAGGTTGCGGATTAGCACGTCGGTGGCTTTGGGTCGAGTGTTCGCCCACAAGTTTGCTAGTGCTTGGTCTAAATGGTCGGTCGGGTTTACCATGTTGTCTCTTTTCTAGTCGGGTTGAAAATAACTAACGGGTGTACGGTACCACAATTTTTGGTGCGCTGTTGCCTTTCCATGGTGCCCAACCGTGGCGCTTAAATAATGCCAATGAGGCTTTAAGGTTTTTGCGGGGTGACCATAGTTCGGTCATGGCTTTGCGCACAATGCCAGACTCGACAAGAAACCGTTTGTTGCTGCCGTTTATCTGCATGATGCCGTATGAGCCTGTGTATGGGTCGCGCTGGTTCCAAGCACGGGCGAAGCCTTTAGACTCGCGTTTGCATATTTGCATGAGCCGTGGTATTTCGCGCTTAGCCCAACCAACCTCTAGAGCTAGAGCGGTAAAGCGTAGGCAGTCGGGTTCTACCGCTGCTTTCGTTTGTGTAGCCGGCACCAGTAGTGCAGCTGCGGCGAGTACGCCAAGTAGTCGTTTCATAGTTTCTACCTTCCGTCGGGATAAGTAAAAACCTTAATGGGCTTATTGAGACTTTGCGCGCCTTTGCGCTAAAAGCCTTATGGTGTAACGGTTTTAGCGGGCGGTGTTGGTGGCGGTACGCTTTTCCAAGCTGCTACAAACGCTTGTGGGTCATCGGCCATGGCGGGGGTTAACTCAACGTGTAACCACAAACCACCGGGCGTGCCACCGTTCGCGGTTTCTGTCCAGTCTTTCCAACCGGGCTTGCCGTCACGGTTACAACGCCAACCGCGGCCCCATTTCTCGCAACCTTTTTTGGTGGTGCCGGCGTAGTCGTGGACTTCTTCAATGCCCAATACCTTGTAGTTTGCTACTAACCAGTTTGCCCACATGGCGGCTGTGGCTTTGTCTTTGTAGCCAATGTCCGCCGCTCTGGCGGTCGCGTGCACGCTGAGACGGTCTGAACCGCGCATGTTACGTACAGCCCAAGTGCCAAGGTTGGTAAAGCCTTTTTTCTTAATAATGTCTACAAACTTTTCGGTGCCGGGGCGTTTGCCTAAGGCTGCGCCGTCGGTGGTGCCGGTGTAGTTCATGGCCGGCTAATCATGTCGGCGATGCGCGTTAAGAGTTTTGCAGCTGCTTCGCGCACAATTTTTAGTAGGCCTTTTTTGTCGTCGTTATTCATCGGTTTTGCCTTTCGGTTTGTCTTTTAGGCCGTTGGCGCTGAGTAGGCCAGCGAGTGAGCCGGTGAGGAATAAAAGCAACGGTTGTAACGTGGCCCAAGCCGACTTGTCATTATCCGAAACGTCCATAGGCTGCGTGACAAAAAGCAGTCCGTAGATAAGTGACATGGTGGCCATTACAAAAGTAAATGACAGCGCGCAAGCGACAACAAAGATTAAGCGCGCTTTAATTTGCTCGCTTGTCATGCGTTCTTCACGACGCGGTGGCGGGATTATGGGCATTTGTCTGCCAGTAGTCGAGAGCTGCCAAGGCTGGCGGTGTCAACGGTTATAGACGTTTCGGCGCGCAATGCCTTGTTTTTTGTGCGCGGGCAGTTGACGCGCTCACGGTCGCCACAAGCTACGAGGATTGACGCAAACAAAAGCGCCACAAAACTAGCCCGCCAAATCACTTGTGCCTTCTTCAGTCCAGCCACTTGCAAGTAGTTCGGCGTATTCTTCTTCTGTCATTTCGCGTACTTCGTCGTCAATTTGAATGTTAGGTCGTGCCATTAATTTTCCTTACTGTTTGCGATAGCCGTACACGGTGATGGTTCCGCTAGTTAAAGTTCCCGAACTGTCATTGAAGAATGAAATGTCGGTGTAACTAGTGGTGTTTTCTAATGAACCTGCATAAGTACCGGAATAGCCTCGACCATAATAGCCACCATTCATTTGAGTTTTGGCTGAAAGAAATGGGGCTATCAAATCAAATGTGCTTGATGTACTTGGTGCGCCACCATCTGTGAGACCACCGAACCAAAATGCTGCATTATTTTGTGGCACAAAAGTCCAAGCTGTCCCGCTAAAGAGTACGTAAACCATGTTTCCGTAGTAACCCGTAGCAGTTGAACCCATTTTGATAGCCAGTCCTTGTGAGGCGCTCATTTGTAGACCAGTTACAAGTATTCTGTAATTATCGTACGTAGCTGAAAAAGCATTGGTCACTACCGTTGTTGCTGAACCTGCGACAATTGCTTGTGACTTAACAAACACAAGCCCGCTGTTTGCTAGATACGTGTTTGTGTCCGATGCGGTCAACACTTCGCCAGTAGTAAAAGTTTTAATAGCCATGATTAGTACCCGAGTTTTCCTGTTCCTAGTTTGCCAAAAACGGTGTCATTTAGAATGAGTGTCGAGTTAAGCGACGCGCCCGAAATGTAATAAGTCCACCTTGACGACTCGGGCGTTGCCGTCATTGCGTAACCTTCAATAATGCCATAATAGGTTGTTCCACGGAACTTAATCGGCACTTGCATACCGATGAGTAGCGCGGTAGGTACGCCCATATTATTTAACTTAAACGTGTTTTGTGCCTCAGATAAACAAGAAATAGACGATATTTGCACGTCCGTTGTCGAGTATTGAGACAACATAAAATTAGCCAAGTTTTGGGCATTAGCGACCGAGCTGCTAAACGTGTTGAAGTTGAGCGACCGGTACGGCGCGGAACCGCTCTGCACTGTCTGGGCGGCCACGGCCGTCGGGGTCACGGTGACTTGCGTGTAGTAGTTGTCGCCAAACGCCGAAAACTCTATGTTGTCGTAAACTTGGTTTGTGGCGTCGTTAGCGGTATCAGAAAACGATGCTGAAGAAGCGACAATGTCGCCTGGGCCGTAAACAATTACAGCTGCTGCTTGTGCCATTCGCCCGTTAATAGTGCGTATGTACTGTGACAGCCATTCGCCATAAGTGTTTACGACGTTAGAAGCCGACACCACTTGGGTTGCCGCGTTGGTTTGTGG